GATCGACTGTAAATACGTCCGTTCCTGCGCCTAGTCCGCTCGTATTGACTGCGAATTTAGATGTGCCAGCGAGACCTACGCGCACCCATCCGGGCGCAGACGCGTGCGAGCCACCATAAAGCACGACACCGCCACCCGCCGTCGAACCGCTAGCGTTTCCACCTTGAATAAAAAGACTGCCTGTGGATGCCGCAGTACCCGGAGTGGTTATGTAGGTTCCTCCGTTAGCAGTTCCGAAAGTACTTGTCCCTCCGCTGACGGTGAGGTTGCCGCCAAACGTGCCAGCGCCCGAAAGATTGACCGAAGTGCCGGTCGCCGCGCCGATGTTAGGCGTAGTGAGCGTCGGCGTATTGGCGAATACGAGCGCGCCGGTGCCCGTCTCGTCGGTCACTGCCGATGCCAGATTCGCGCTGCTCGGGGTTGCTAGGAACGTGGCGACGTTGGTGCCAAGACCAGAGACGCCAGTTGAGATCGGAAGTCCGGTGCAGCTTGAAAGCGTGCCGCTCTGCGGCGTGCCCAGGATAGGCGTCGTGAGCGTCGGGCTAGTAGCGAAAACCAGGGCCCCAGATCCGGTCTCGTCCGAGATAACGCCAGCGAGCTCGGCCGATGTGGTAGCCGCAAGCGCTGACAGCTTGTCAGTCGTCACCACCAGGGTCTTGCTGCTTGGAATCGTGGTGCCATTGATTGCGCTGGTAGCGCCAAACGTCGCCCGGCTTACTCCGCCGGCCGAAATGCCCACCACATTGTCGGACGGTCGGAAAAGCCCAGTGTCGGTATCCGCGGTAAATTTGAGGCTAGGCGCAGCGGCAGTTCCGTCGTCCAGAGTGATGTCGCCATCGGTCGCCGTTATCGTGATCGACCCGGAACCGTTAGTGATCGAGACGCCACTACCGGCCGTTAGGGTAGCCTTGGTGAAGCCGGTGCCGTTGCCGATCAGCAGTTCGCCGTTGGCTGCCGTGCCCAGCGCCGAGGTTGGCACCGGGTTAGCAGCGTAGAACTGCGCCGCGGTCGGGGTCGTCAGGGTGTTTACGTTATTGACCGTAACGAAGCGGCCGCCGGTCGGGCTGGCGCTCTCGGTATTCTGCGTGTCGCTAATCGCCCGGTAGCGGACGGGTGTCCAGAACATCGCCCTGGTGACTTCGTTACCGCTGGGATCCGTGACGCGCAGCTGCTGCCAAAGGTTCTGCACCGGGTACGGCTGGCCGACGCGCTTAGTGTTGAGCAGGCCCACCAGGTCATACGCATTGAGCGGAAGAATGACGCTCCAGCCCCCAGTAATCGGCGTAGCATTGCCGGTCGTGGCCGCCGGCGAGAAATCGCCTGAGACCGCATCTGACAGCGCCCAGGTCACCGTGTAGGCCGCATTACCCGCCCAGCTGGGCCAGACGTTCGTATTGTCCGTAAAGTAAAAGTTAAACGTCGGCGTGTCACCCAGGACGAGCTCGGGCACGGTAGCCGCGGTCATGTCCTGCTGGCCGGTCACGACGGCATCTGCAGGTGACAGTGCGTTGATGTTAAGATATACGTCGTTGCGGGCCATTTGTCAGAGGGTGTTTCGTCAAGTTCTCGGCAGGACGCCGGTTGTCTGGAGATCCGTGATCAGCGCGGCCACTCGCTCGGCAAGTTCAGCCGTAGTCACGGTGCTGGTCGCGAAGGTAGTGCGCGTCAGCGTGCCAGTCGGCGCGCCGTAGCTATTGGGACTTTTAATCGGTAGCGCTAGCGTGAACTGCTCAGGATTCTGCAGCAGCACTTGGTCGGTCGCATTCGTGCCCGGAGGCACCAGGCGCAGGTTCATCGCGTAGAGCCGATTAACGATCGAGACGAGCTCGTCGGCCGCCGCCGGGTAGCGCTGCCGCCAGCCCATAAGCGAATCACCAGGCAGCGGAACTGGAGCATTGCTCGCCATTATAGGTTATCCACGTTTATTTGAATTAGACGCTGGCGAAATAACGGGCTAGGCTCGCTCGGCCATGCTGTGACCGGCTCGGCGTCGTAATTCTGAAAGCCAGTGGCGGATCCGACGATCAGATTTAGCAGCTGGACATCGTTGATCGCTACATCTGGCACCGGAATGTCGGCTCCTGTCGTGATTCCTGGCGTAACGCCTGGGAGATAGAATTTGTCAGTTAGTTTAGTAAGTACGCGGTCGGTGCCCGGTGTGTATGTTCTAAGAATGTAACGGTAGCCTGTATAATTTTGCGATGTGCTGGTGTTCTGCAGAAAGGTAAAGTTGTTCGCATCAACTATGGAATTAACCGTGTAAAGACTTCCTCCGCCGCTGCTGCTTGTCATAACGCGCACTGATGCGCTGTTGCTAAGTCCATGCGATGTTTTATTTATATTCGGCGACGTTCTGGCGCAGTTAAAGTCGAACGTGTTGGATGCAGTTGAAGTAGAGGTTGTCACGCCTGGCGTTATAGATCCGCTACCTATGCTCCAATTTCCCGCCACGAACGAATAGCTGCCGGTTGCCCGTGTGAATCTAAGTAGCCCAGATGCGGTTAGGCTGTTAGTCACCGAAACAGTAAAGCCGTCTGAAACGACTGATGCCAAAGCATTGATTGCGGTCGCAATCGTGGCAGCGGAATCCGTCGTGTTTAATGCTGCTGTCGTGCTGCTCTTGAATGTGACCGTGAATGTTCCTCCTGTTGGATAAGAAGAAACGGTAGCGGTAATTACGTTGCTAAAGACATTAGCCGTCGCATTCGAAGCCGTAGAATCGACGTAAGCCCCATTATAATCGTTCGTCGGGAACGCCGGCTTGGTGATCACCAGCGACGAATAATCCACCTGATCAGTCGGCACCTTGCAGTAAGTGCGGCTGTAGCGGCCAAGTCCGCCTTCTACCGTTAGATCGCTCTCTTGCAGCAGATACTGGGTATTATCCGCAGGATCGGTGCTAAGAGCAGCGGCCGGCGTGTAGCTCGACGGCACAACGACGTAATTGCGCACCGTGCCCTTGGTGGTCGTGTCCTTGGTCGGCGCATTGATGAACGGGTAGAACACCCGCGCCGGGCCGTCTTGGATCGCGTTGGTGAAGTTGCCGTCTTGGTACGCCATGATGATTTACTTTCCGAAGCCGGCCTTGAGGAGCCGCTGATTGATGTCGGTGAGCTGCCGGCCGTTCTCGCGCTGGATCTCCTGCGTGGAGCGGGTGTCCTCGACGAAGCGCTGCACCATCGACTCAAATACGATCGGATCGCCGCGGAAGGTCTGCCTGGCACCCTCGACGCCCATCAGCCGAACGTTACGGCGTAGCTCTTCGCGGGCGTCCAGAATGGCCTGCGCGTTCTGTGCCTCGAATCGCAGCCGCGATGCTTCGCCCAGGTTGAGAGACGCCACGAACTGCGGCTGGCCGATCATCTCGGCCTGCAGCCGGCTAGCTTGCTCCTGATTGCGGCGGATGATCTCGCGCAGCGTCTCGTCCGATTGCTCGTTAAACGTCGCGCCTCCGCGGAATGCCATCACGCGGTTTTTCTGCACCTCGGCCTGCACTCCACGCTCGCCCTCGTCGGCTGTCTGCTTCGCGATGTCAGCGCGAACCTTGGCAAGCTGGTTCCCCTTCTCGAGCAGCTGGATCTCGACATCGGTTGTTTCCAGCCCATCGGCCTTTACTTGGCGGAATTCCTTTTCTAGCGCGGCCATCTCACGCGCCAGAATCACTTCCTGCTCGGCAGCGCTCAGAGCGTCAAACTTCAGCTTCTTGAGCTTGTCGCGTGCGGCCAGCGTCTCGTCGATCGCTTTAAACTCAGCGTCCAGCGCGGCCTCGTTTTCCTTCGCGAGCTTCTCCTGGTCTTTCCGATTCTCGGCGATGATCTCGGCGCGGGTCTTCTCGAGTTGGCCTTGGAGCTCGATGCCCTTGACCGTCTTTTCGCCGACGCGGGCGATCTCTTCCTTGATCGCGAGCTCGCGCTGCATGAGCAGGAAGACTTTGCCGACCTCGTCGGCGTTTTTCATCGCGGCCTCGATGCGGGCGTCTGCCAGGCGTTTTTCTGCCTCGCGGATCTTGTCGGGGTTGTTCTCCTCGCGGGCCTTGGCGAGCCGCTTTTCGGCCTCCTCGGCGGCCTTGGCTGCGCGTTCAGCATAGACCTCCTGGGCCTCGGTGATTCCGCGGACGCGGTTAATCACTTTGCCGATCTCGTCGCCTATCATCGTGTACCCGGAGACGATGAATGTAGCGGCGTCGGCGCCAAACTGCTTGGCCTGGTCGAAAGCATCGCCCAGCTTGGCAACAGATGCCGTGGCGTAATCCAGCGGCCGGCCGAGTCGCTCTGACTCCTCGCGGAGCTTTTGCGCGTTCTCGGTCGCAAGCATGAAGCCGCGGATCAGCGTCGTGCCGATCCCTACAGCGGTCAGATTCTTCCAGACGCTCGATTCGCCAAAGGTGTCTCCCAGCGTCTTCTTTAGCTGCTTACCCTCTTCGCCAGCTTGGCGCAGACCGGCGGCGAGCTCGTCGGTCTTGGCAAAGAAACGGAATCCAACGCCAAATTCGGCCACGGTTAATTCCTCCCGGTTAGCCCGGCGAGATAGTCGCAGGCGATTTTGTCGCTCTCATTCGTAAGGTGCGTGCCGTAAACCCTGCGGCTCGCGAGACGTATCAGCTGCCAGAGACGGGCCAGCGGCATGTCCAGCATCTCGTCGGTCGTGATCTGAAAGCCACCGGCGGCGAGCGTGTCGGCCAGATAGGCAGGCATGCCGGCGACGGCTTGGCCCTGCGTCTCGCCTCCTTTGGGTGCGTCCATAAATGCGTCGCGGAGGTAGCGGTTGGTATCGGCTGCGAGTTGCTTGGGCTTGGTCGCTAGGTAGCGGATCAGAGCGCGCTGGCGGCCGGCGATCCACGGGTGAAACACGCTGCGAGAATAGAGCGGTGGCTTGGGCAGGTCCGACATCCACCAGACCAGCTGCGCGCAGTGCGACAGAAACTCCTCGTCAGAATCGAAGCGCCAAGGAGCGAAAAAGCCGTTCTGGAGCTCCTCGAGGATCACGACATCGCGCATCGTTAGGACGCGCACGCGGACCCCGGCGATCTCGGTGTGCGTGTGAGCCCATGCCTCCCGACGCACAGCGGCCTCGCGGCGCAGAGCGTCCGCGAAGCCTGGGATCTGTTTAAATTCGAGGACTGCGGACATCACGCCAGCCGGCGCGTGCCGGTCCTCAATTAATCTTTTCCTGCCAGTTCAGCGTCGCCGTCCAGGGAGCATCTTTCGGCTTAGAGATCGAGACGCTCGTAACAAAGCAGTTCACGTTAGCATTGTCGATCGTCGCGACGAATACGCCGGTAGTGCTGTTATAGGCAGCAGTGGTCGGCTCCGCGGTCGTGTTGGCGGCGAACTGAACCTCGGCCGTGCCGTTGCGCGGCTGCTTAAAGCTGATGGCGCCGGACGGATCGCCGTTCTGGTCCGTGATGTTCACGGTGTTCGCCGGCTTGGTAACTGTAAAGCTGTTCGCCTTGTAGGCGACGCTGTTAATCGTGATGGTGGGCGAGCCACTCGGGAATGTGCCGTCTTGGTAGGGCATGGTGAGAGTCTAGAATTTGCGCTGATCGTCAACTTGCCGGCCACTGGTCGGGCTTAATGTAGAACTCGAGGTTGTAGGTTATCTGCGTGCTGATCTCGTCGTTCTCGGCATCGGAAAGGGAAACGCAGGATCCCTCGCGCAGCGTAATCACCTGGTAGTAAGGCAGCGTGTTCACGTTCAGCGCCGCGGTGGCCTGCAGCATGGCCTGCCGGATGTTTCCGCGGACCGTGCCGAGAGATTGCCCAGTGCCGTCGCGCCGGACGGTGCCGATGGCCTGGACGGTTCCGAGCTTGTGCGAATCGTAATCCTGGCTAGTGTTCGCCCGGGTGGCGGTCTGGTTCGCATTCGTGCCCGTGATTCCGACGACCAGGGTAATGCGCGGCGTCGTCAGGATCGGCGCGGTCCCGATCAGCACACGCGGTGTCAGGATCTGCGTCGTCGGCAGCGTGTTCTGGAAGTGGGCCTTGAGCGCGTCCTCGATGTTCGTCTCGTAATCGAGCAGCGCTGCGATGGTAGCGGCTGGCATATTAAAAGAACTGCTCGGCAATCGCTTGCTGCTGGGCTTGAAACGGCGTCAGCTTTCCCTCGGCTATCATCTTGCCGATCGTGTCGAAGTAAGACCGCATGGCGTTAGTGCGGCCCTTGATCGCGGCGTTCATGATGCGCTCGGCCTCGTCTGACTTCTTGCCCCAGCCGGTCTGATTGTAGGCCGCGACGAACGGATTTTCAGCCTTGCGGCCATCCTGGAAGACGCCCTTGCCGGGGTAATGCCGTTTTACCCACTCAGGCGCCCGATCGCCGCCCAGTTCAGTGTACGCCCGCACCCAACCGGCCTTGGCGTGCCCGACGTTGGCCTGCGATGCCAGGATCATCTGTTTTAGCACAGCCTGGTCTGGCTTCAGCGTAACCATCTTAGGCCGCGGGTTGCGATAAGCCCGGCCGCGCTTGTCGCGGTTAGCCCGGTGCAGCCGTTCGTTAGGAATAATCGCTCTGGTCTGCGCCAATTCACCCTCGCGCAGTTTGCTCGAGAAGTTCTCCCACGCGATCGGATCGCCGACGCGGATCAGCTTTCGGATGCTCTCGCTGCGGAACTTGTTAGGATCCAGCGGCCGAAAGATCCGTTCTAGGTCGATGCGCACCCGGTCCTTGCCCTGGCTGATCGTCTTGGGCGGCGTAATCCGCATAACGTGCTCGAGCAGGAGTTTGCCCTGCACGCTTAACGTACCCATTCCAGGATCCACCAAACCCTCTTTCGCGAGGTCTTGGATCCGCATGAGCCGGAATGCCAGCTCGTTGTCTAGATTCTCGCGGTAATCAAACGAAATCACGAAAGCCGTTTCAGCCGTAGCGTGTACCAGGGATCACCGGCGGTGTCTGTCGCGTCGATCTTGTCGATGACGTAGCCGACCCCACCGTAAGTAATCGTGGCCCGATTCGCAGGAACCGTCGCGCCCCATTGCGTCTTGCTGGTGCAGCAGTCTAGCTCGACATTCCTGCGCTGGGAGTGATCCTCGAACAGATATGTGCTCTCGACCTGATTAAACACGCCTACCAGGCCAGCCGTTGTCACGCCGGCCAGAGACGTATAGGAAAACGTCTCGCCCATCGTGTCCTCGGCGAATTCCGCGGCCCGCGTGTTCAGATCGTTAAAAGCACTCATCCTAGACTAGCGTGCTAGGGCAATCAGGATGCTTAATCCGGCGGAGTTCGCCGACTGCCGCGAAGATCTCCTTGGGATTCGCCGGATAGGTCAGATCGCCGATGTGACTCAGTGCCACTTTCGTGTCGGTGTGGATCTTGCCGCCGAGCTTTCGCCACTCGTGGCAGAGCATGTAATCCTCTGACAGCCAGATGGGATTGCCGGGCTGAACCTCGCGAACGCCAGATTTGAAGTAAGCCCGGGAGGTCTTGAGCGTGTGAACGTCGGGATCATTCGTTCCAAGATTGTACTCGGGCGCCAGGCCGGCCTCGCGGATCGCGTCGAATACGCTGCGATGGATCAGCATGAAGCCGGTGCCAGCGTGCACGACCTCGACCAGGCCGCGCTCGTCGATCTTGGCACCAGCCAGCCCATTGATCGCGAACTGCGGCACGACGCCCTTGAGCGCGTAAGGTGCGGTAACGATCTTGTGCCCGACCATGCCATGCTGCCACAGGCGCGCCACCGCGGTGCCCGGGAAAACAATGTCGGCGTCAATGTAGAGAAGCCAGTTGTACTTCGTCGCTAGAAACTTGCAGGCGATTTTGTTTCGCGCCCGGTCGATGTGACTTTCCTTGTCCAGAAACATGCTCTCGGCGACAAGAGGCTGGAGCTCAACTTCGCCCTGGTCGTTACGGACGCGAATGCGAACGTGCAGCAGCGTCTCATTGTATGAGGTCATAAACCCCATTTTGACGTTACCGCCGTAGCACGGCGTACCGATGACGATCCTATCGGACTCGTCGAAGACCATAGGCGCGGGCGCCTCCTCGGTCTGGCTCGAGACCGCTGCGATCTCGGCAGCGTGGTCTGTTAGTGCGTTGCCGGCGTCAGCCGGCGCGTGTGCTTTTTTGTTGCTCATGCAAATCGTGTGGTGCTCGCGATTATGTGGCTAACCCAGCCCCCCTTTCGAGAGGCTGGGTAGCACACGATAAACCGGCCGCGAGCGGTGGCCGGGAGTTTGTTAGGCAGTCTTAACGTGCGCGCCGGCGGTGTTGTCACCGAGAGCAGCGCCGAACATAACATCCAGCGAGGCCCACGCGGAGCGGCTTGAGAGGGAGCCCCAGGTGTTGAGCTGGACGGACAGACCGAGATCAGGCAGGGTGATGGTGCGGGAGCCAGCAAGCAGCGAAGCCACACCAGGATCGACCATCGGCAGACCGGCCGCGGCGGCGACCGCCTCGGGTCCGACCGCGAAGCCGTAGATGTTCGTGCCAGCGCCATCCCAACGGGTGTTGAGGATGACCGCATCGAAACCATACGAGCCCGGGCGGTAGGACGAATTTTGAATCCCGAAGCCGAGCGTGTCGGTGGGCAGCAGCTGCGCGAAGGCAGTGCCGTCGAGGATCAGGTGGCGCATCGAGCTCTTAGCGACCGCACCCCAGAGGGTCTTGGCGTTCGCTGCGGAGAACGAAGCCTGTGCAACGGTGACGTTGCTCGGAAAGTTCGTCGCGGTGATCGGCGCCAGGGCGATGTCGATGATCTTGTTAGCCAAGACCTGCGCATTGATCGCGGCAAGCTGCTCGAGGCGGAAGCCCTGGTTGAGCTCTTGGCTCGAGAGATTGTAGCTCTTCGAGTAGTGCTTAACCTGGACGGCGACGTTGGTGACGTTCGTGTCACCCGTCTCGAAATTCGTCGGGTTGGTCTGGACCGAGCCGGCCGCGTTGGCCTTGCGGACTTGAACCATCGCGTTCTGGTTCATCATGTCGGTCGTAAAGTCCGTGCTGAAAGCGCGGAGGGGAGCCAGGCGGTTGCCCAGCGTCGTCAGGGTGGCCTCGGCAAGCGTGTCGAGGACGAGGGAGGAGCTCAGGGAATTAGCCATGAGAGTAGTAGGTTAGTGGTTATTATTTACGGGCGGAAAAAGCGGCGAAAAGAGCCTCGCGGTTCATCTTGCGGAAGGCGCGCTTTTCGGATCCCTCGGGCATCGCCTCATATCCGGCGAGCATCTCCTCGGGCGTCTTGAAAGTGGCGCTCTTGCGGGCCAGCTGCGCGTGCGCGACCTTGACCGGCGCGACACCAAGCTGGCGGGCATCGAAGGCAGCGAGATCCTCGACCTTAACCTTGAGCTCGTCGCGCTCCTTGGAGAGCTCGGCAACGGCGGCCTCGGCCTTGGCCTTATCGGCGGTCAGCGTGGCGATCAGGGTGTCCTTTTCAGCCAGCGCGGCCTTGTGGGTTTCGGTGAGCTTGGAGAGCTCGGCAACTTGCTTCTCGGCCTCGGCCTTGAAGGTGGCGATTTCGGAATCCTTGGCAGCGAGAGCGGCGGCGTCAGGCGCGGCCACGACCTCGGGCTTGGTTTCAGTGGTCATAGAGGGAGTCTGTAAAGTTGCAGGCGCGTCAACAGCGGAGAGCAGGCCGTTAGGATTTGCAGCGGGTCGCTGCACCAGATCGGCGGACATCACGTTTGCGATGCGCATGCTGGGCGCGGAGCGTAGCGCTCCGCTGGGCGCGGAGTCGCCAAGAGCGGCTGGGATCTCGCTGCCATCGGCCAGAACCCATACTGGCCGGTATTCGAGCACCAGCGAGACCCCAAATTGATCGGGCACTTTCTGCGCGAGCTCTACCAGCTTATCATAGGTGGCACCGGCCTCGCGCTTGAAAGACTCGAGGAATTCGAAGGACTTGGCCTTGATCTTGTTCCCCTCGCGATAAATGCCGCTGAAAAAGCCGATCTCCTGGCCGAGCCGATCGGATCCTGCGCCGTCGTGTTTAAGATAAGCGCGAAGGCTCTTGCCGAGCAGAAGGCGCATCGCGTCGTCAATGCTCTTGTCGTCGATGTAGAGACCGTGGCCGGCGGCCTCGATCCCGCCGGTGATCAGCGAGACGTTGGCGAAGCCGCTGGCGTCAGCGGAGAACTCCTGGAGGCAAACGCGATGGCTCATAATTGGTTCAGAATTCGTCAACTTTCGCGCTCGATCTCGAGCACCTTGCGCTCGGCCCAGGCATAGCCGGCGTCGCCACCCCAGAGCGCCCATGCAATGCGGCCGGCGGATGGGTAGCCTGGCTCGCCCGGGTTGAATCCTTCGCCCTGCTTATCCACCTCATGCCGGCGGAAAAACGATTTCATGCGAAAGATCGTTTCCGTCGATAGGGCCCGGCCGTTTGAAATGTCGCGTGCACGAGCCACTCCGACGGCAGTGCCTCCGCGGTTGAACTCCTCGCGCCAGCGTAAGCCTCGGGCGGCCTCCTCGCGCATGGCGTCGGTCGGCTCGGTGTTCACCTGCAGCGCGGCCTGGGAGAGTGCGGCGGCGTCGCTTGGAATCTGCACCGGCACCGGGATCGGCTCGTTAGCCGTTGGCGACAGATCGCCGCGGAGGCCGGGCACCGGCAGGCCTGCGTCCTCGAGCGCTTGATTTTCAGCGGCGCGGCCGGCGATGTGGCTCTTAAGGTCAATGCCACGCTCGGCGCAGATGTCGCTAAGATTGATGATGCCCGACAGATAGTCCTCGCGCTGGGCGGCAGCGTCGCGGCCGAAATCCACGGTCAGCCGCGGCGGCATCGTGAATGACCATTTCCACCAGTCAGCATTCGCTGGCAGCCTGCCATTCTTAATCGCCTTCGCGATGGCGTACCCGACGGCGCGCCGAGCGAACGGCTTAAGCAGATCCTGGCGATCCTCGACGCTGCGCATGGCGGTTGAGATCACGAAGCGGGTGTTGGCTCCGCCGAGCGCGCTAATGTCCCAAGCTAATTCAAACGGCCAGTTGATGCCGGCCATCGCGTTACGCAGCAGCCGGTCCATGAATTTCTGCCAGGCATCGCCCGGGCGGTCATTCTTGAACGCCTCGAGCTTGGATCCGCTGCCGGCCTTAAAGTGCCGGACCATACCGCCGAAAAACTCCTTGGCGGCGACATCCTGGCCGACGTAGGGAGCGCCGGAAAGCGCGACCGCTGGGTCGCTCGTGTCAGCCAGTCCGCTCTCGTTGTACTCGATTAGCCCAATGCTCGAGGCGAGCGCCGATGCCATCTTCTCGTACCCCTGCACCGTGCGCAGATCCTTTAGATCCAGGATGGCGTGCGCGAAGCCTGGAAGACCGCGGAACTGATTAATCCAGGCCGGCTCGGCCAGCAGCATCATGTCCCGAGCGGTAACGTATTCGCGAGCCTCAGGCATCTCCTCCTCGCTGCCGGGCAGCTGGGATTCCTCCTCGACGTAAAAGGCGACCGGCCGGCCCTGCGGGTTGATAACGACGCCGTCAACGCAGCGGAGACCCTGATACGGTCCTGATGTCAGGAAGCCGTCGCGGTCGAGCTTGTCGCTGCTAGGGTTGTGGATCCCTTCACTCGGGATCAGCTGGATCGCCGGAAATGCGGTTTCGTATTCGGTCAGGATGGCGCCGACATCGCCGTCTCGGTCCACGGCAACGGATGCGAGGAAAAGGCTCGTCTGGAAATCGCGGCCGCTGATGTCAGCGATCGGATACCATTCATTGAGCAGCCACTCGCGTGCCCTTTCGCCCCAGACCTGATCGGCGCCCTCGTACTTTGGCAGCCAGGACCGGCCGACGGCGTACATCGCCTTGGCGTCGATCGCGCCCTTAGCCGGCCCTAAGTTGGCGTAAAGTTTGCGCGAATCGCTCAACAGCTGCGCCCGATCCGTTGAATTTACCTCGCTCGAGATGCTGCCGATGGTGCGGACCTCGAGCGGTCGCCGCACGATCTCCTTGCGGTTAGTAGCGTCGAACAGAGCGCCCAGCGCTGCGCGGAATCGTTGCGGGAGTGGCGTCGGCATAGTCAGCGAAGGAAAGCGGCGGTCTGCGACACGGGTGCAGTAAATCCTGCGTCAATCGTCTGAATGGCGAGCTCGGTCGCCATGATCAGATCGGCAATCGTCGTCCCCGGGAGAGCTTGGACCGTGATGGACTTACCGTTTAGCGCCGTGCCGACGATCTGGCCGTTCTGCGCGCTCATGTCGGTCCACTTGGAAGCCTGCAGGTCTTCGAGCCATTTCCGCGGGTTCGCCGCGTTGTTCCGCCTCGCTTGACGCAGCAGAATGGAGACGAGGATTTTCATCTGAAAACGCTCGGCGCGTCAACGTAGCCCGGCGTGAGCGATGTCTATTGCCGAGATCTCGGGCGGCCGCATCTCGCCAGTCTTGCGCAGCGTGGAGAACTCGACCCGCAGATTATCGCGCACGATGCAGTACGCTTGACGCAGCGAGCCTTTGACCAGGCTTTCCGGGTGTATCGGACAGCCGGCCTCGCGCAGTTGCTCGAGCTTGCTAAAGGTCTGGAAGTACTCGGCCGCGGCCAGTCCGCCCATGATGGCGAAGCGGTCATTGATGCCACCGAACCGGCCCCACCAGGGTGTTAGCGCCTCGTTAATGATCGGCGTGTAGGTCTGGTCGAATGAGTGGAAGAACAGATCCGGCCGCACGCGCACGAACAGATCAGCATCGCCCACCGGATGATCGCTGTAGAGTTTCCAGCCCTGCTCTAGTTGCCAGAGTTGCCGCAAGACAGCCTGCACCGGCACGCTGCGCGCATACGGCTCGAAGCGGACCGGCTCCGCCGGCTCGGCTAGCTCGGGCTGGCTCGGCTCTACCTTGCTAATCAGGGTTTTCGGCCGGAACAGCTGCTGCGTGATTTTCCAGTCGTCGGCGTCTTCATCCTGCACCGTAGAAATGTAGAAGTGCAGAGGTTTCGGCAGATGCCTGGCGACATGCCAGTTGAACGTGTGCGCGCAGGTTTTCCATGTGCGCATGTGGCCGGCGATGATGATAACGGATCCCATAAATTAGGAAGCGCGACTTAGCACGAGCAGACCCCACTGCGAATGATAATACTGGAGCACGCACCATTCGGGATTATCTGCGAGAAATTCGAAGATGGCCTTAACGATGCCTTCGCCGCTTTCTCCGTCCTGGGCGAACTTGTACGCATCATGCAGCGCGATATATCTGCGCACCATTGGAGCATGCTTTAGCTCGGCCTCGACCTGGGCGGCATTGTGCAGCGTGTCGATAAACAGCAGGTCCGTCGGCTCGATCAGATCCAGCTTCGCCGTGTCGGCGCGGTGCCACTGCCATTTGACAGTCGCACTAGGTGGGAATTCAAATTGCGGATCATCGCGGTCATAGGATGTGAGCTCGCCGCCGCCGCCGGCTTCGAGTCCTGCTGCAATGGCAATCGTGCTCTGGCCCGTGCGGATCCCAAATTCCGTAGCCGTGCGGCAGCTTGCGGCCAGCTGCTTTAGCTGGTGCATGTGCGGCAGCATGTCCTTGTGCCCGTGGAATGCGGCGCGCTCCTCGAAGAGAGTCTGAAGCGGCGTCATAACTTCATCTCTCGGAGCTTCGCCGCACCGTCTGGGTTCGCCACATAGGCTTCGTCGATTTTAGCGGCAGCGTATTTTTCAAGTGAGCCAGTTACCTTGAGGGTGTGCAGCGGTGTTCCTTCAATCTCAGCGGTTCCGCTCAGTTGATGCGTGTCTAATCCGCCGGTGTCGTAAAGGTCTTTTATGTAGGCGATTGTTTCCTGCTGCTGCTCCTTGGTTTCTCCAGGAAGTCCGACGGTAAAGGTACCGTGAACGGTCATCCCTAGCTTTTTCAGCATGCGCGCCGTGTCGGCTGCCTTCGCTAGATTCAGCCGCTTATTGATGATCTTATCAATTACGGTCTGCGATCCACTCTCGAAGCCGAGCTTAACGCCGCGGCAGCCGCATTCAATCATGAGCTTCCAGGTCTCTTCCTTGATCGTGTCGGCTCGGCACATTGCGAACCAAGGCAGGCGGAACTCTTCCATTACCCGGGAGATCAGCCGCGTGTGCTTCTCGGTTAGATTAAACGTGTCGTCGTCCAGATAGATGCTCTTGTAGCGCACGCCCTTCGTCCAGGCATCGTCGATCTGCGTTTTGATCGCTCCGCGGACCCACTCGGGCGAATGGCAGCGCACCGTGCGCGCTCTGGTGCCATCTGGATCGTTGCCAGTCATTACCGCCGGCCAGACGCAGAAAATGCACTTGTAAGGACAGCCGCGGCTCGTGATCAGCTGCAGCTGCGGCGCCTCCTGGCCTTTCGGGCATGCGTCCCAGTAATTACCGACTGCGACCTCATCGTGCAGCGGGTACGGTAGGCTGTCCATCTCCTGCACTGTCAGCAGATCGTGCGCGATCACGCCACGCTGGCCGCGGATCACGCGCAGCACTTGCTTGTCGTATTCGCCCTGGACGATCGCCGCGATGTTACGGTGCCGGCCTAGGATCTCGTCGGCCTTGGTAATGTCGAGCGGCCCGCAAAGGATGATCTGCGCCTTCGTCTTCGAGGCGAACCAGTCGATCACTTTCTCGTCATGCACCCAGGCTGCGGTCGCTGTCTCGAGCACGACCCAATCAGGCGGATCGGCAAGAACTGCGTCAAAAAACTGCTGGTAGGATTCGCCCCGGGCGATCGAGTCTCGGATCTCCACTGTCGCATCTGGCAGTGTCGCCCGGGTGCGGGCGGCGGCCGAAGCTAGGAAGAACGGAAACGGCAGATAGCCTCCGTGTCGGAATTCGCCCGGCGCGTGCACCGAGTAGCGGGTGAACGGCCAGCGAGAGCCGGCGCGCACGCCGATCAGCAGCTGCTGCGTCTTCAAATCCACATCCCACCAGGGAGGGTTAGAGAATAGAACTTTCATAACGTCTGATTTATGGGGTGTCGTCGCGTTTAGTGTCTTATGTATCGGATGCCGTGCTGGCGTCCATCTTCTCGGGTGATGGTAACAGCTGTAGCGCGAGCGCCACGGCCACTTGCATGGCCTCGCAGTCCCACATGTGATTGGCCCCGGTCTTCGTCCACCGCCACTCGCTGCGGCCCGTGCTCTTGCTGATTCGCTCGCGCTTCACCTCGCCGCGGAGATGGCGTGCGTACTCTTCGCCATGATCAGCGCCGCATTCCCAGGCGTGCGAGTTGCCGGCGACCAGTGCGGCCAGAACGTCCTTAACCGGGTCTGACGCCCAGAACATATAGCGAGCATAACCTCCGGGCACCTGCGTCTGCTTAATGCTGGAGTGGAATTTCTGAACTTTCTGGCCGTTTGGCCGGATGTGCACGAATGAGTCGTCGCCGCTGCCGTGGAGCGCGGTCCAGCCGAAGCGGATGCAGTCCTCGTACACATGCGCGGTGCTGAACTGCGCGTCCTGGAAGCATAGCTGCGACTCGACCCCAAAGTGCTGCCGGATCCCCTCGGCCTGCTCGGTGGTACTGAGTTTGCCACGCCATAGCAGCTGAGAGCCTCCGTCGCTCTTCCAGGCGCGCACAACCGCCCAGAAATGATCACGCTGGCGGTCGATCGTCATCATGCGCCGCGCCTCGTTCTCGACCTTCTCGCGGCCCCTAGCGTGCATGTCCGCGAGCGTGTATGTTCCGCGGAGCTCGACAGTCGTGCGGTTCAGCTGCGCCTCTTCGTTACGCCACGGCAGCGCCAGCCGTTGCATGTAGAAATCGCGCAGCGGGTTGATCTGTCCGCGCTTCTTGAATTCGCCGGCCTGCAGGAACTCGACCGCTAGCTGGCCCATGTCCTCGGCCAAAATCGCGTTCCAGTTAAACGATCGGTGCTTGCCATCGCGATCTGCTCGCGGCGCGGAGTAGCGGCCGGTGCTGTTCCAGCGTGCCCGGGTGGCTGCGCTGTTAGCGTGCTCGTGCGCGCAGTGCGGACAGATCCAGCGCGTCGAGTTGCGCACCAGTTGCTCGTCCCACATGCCGTTTTCCTTGCGAGCGCCCTCGTCCCAGACGACGCAGACGCGCTTGGCCGGATCGTCGGCAGCGCGGCCGAAGAATTCCAGCGGCACGAAGCGCTGGCAGCCGAAACACTGCACCGACCAGATCTGCGCCGTCCCTTCATGCCAGAGTCGGTCGAAGTCGTCGTCCGCATGCGATCCCTGGCTCTCGTTTAGAATCTTGCTGATGCCGTCGCGAGCGTAGGCAGAGACACGCCGGCGAGCATGCGTCAGCAGTCCTTGCCTCCAGAGCCAGCACTCGCTGTTCAGCTTCCAGCGGATCGACTTGCTCTGGAGATTATTCAGATTCGCCCCGTTAATTATCAGGTAGAAATCGCCAAAGTAGATTTCGCAGGTAGCGGCGTCGTGCTTGTTTTTCGGCAGCAGCCTGGCGACCGGCTCGCAGTTGCGCAGTAGGTTGCGGTAGCGTCCCTTGACATGCTCCGCGGCGCTCTCGTCGTCCTGCTGGGTCCACATGATCGGCCCGGGCTCGTTCGCTATGGCCCATAGGCTGCAGATCTCGACGAAGAGCGTCTTAAGCGTCTGGATCGCGGCCCGGCATGTAACCTCGCGCACGCGCTCGTCGGCGACGGCCTCGAACGGCTCGAGCAGATGCCGGCAGGTGCGGATGTCGAATGCGCCCTGGCGTGCGTAACCTCCGCCCAGCTGCACGAAGTCACGCGCCCAGTCGTGGATCGGCCGGCGATCTGGAAGCGCCCAGCCGCGGCGCCAGCCCTGCAGGATCTCCAGGCTCATGCGCTCTTCGCCTCCTGGGCGGCGGCCTTACGCCGTGCGTTCTGCTCCGTCTTCCAGTCCTCGAGCGCGTTCTGCATCGAGACGCATACCAGATCGGCGTGCTCGCGGGCCAGCCGGCGGATGTCGCTGACATCGAGCCCGGCGACCTTGGGAGGTAGCTCGGTGGTAAAGCCCTGGTACATGGCTGATTTTACCCGGGCGGCGAGAAACAGCAGGTAGTTGTCCACATCCTCCGCCGGGATCAGCTTGGCCTCGGCCTGCGCGATCTTGATCTGGTTAAGCCGCACTTCGCTCGCGAGCTTCTCGACCAGCAGTTCCTCGCGCCGCCGGCTTTTGCGCGGGCCAGCCTGGCCGAGCCCGTGCCGGTCGATGAAATCGCGCCAGTCGGCCTCGATCCACGCTTTCGGCGCGTCGTCATATTCGCGTTGCCAGTTGCGGATGGCGGTTGCCGATACGTTCAGCGCTCGTGCAAGCGCCGTGTGCGTCTTGTGCTCGCTCACTTAATCCGTTTTAGATCAATAAGCGCTTTTTCAACTTCTGGCAGATGCCGTGCGATAACAGTCATCGCTCGTTCCGTTTCCTGCTGCTCGGCCTGCTTCGTGCGAGTGCGTTTTTTGCCGAGCTCAGTGAATGACCTTGTCAATTCGCCGAGGTCTCCTGTGGACAATCGCAGATACAGCCACATCGCCTCCGTGCTCTCTTCATCGGTCCCCATGCGCCCAACTTGTAACATCCAACGATGGACTTTTTTACGACCATCGAGCTCTGACCATTCAATCAAACGCTCGGCAATTTCACCGACTAGCTCGGCACGTTTTGAACGCTTTAGCTCCTGCCAGGGATGGCTGGTAAGATTCGGCGTAAGCGGAACGAAGTTCACTGGTACTTGGCGAGCGGACTTTGGAGCATGCGCTTTATCTCTGGCGTGAGAGTTGATTCTAGGTCGAACAGCTCGAGCTGTTCTTTCGTTTGAATCGGAGAAAGCTTCAGATCTAAATTTTTGAGCGCTCTTAGATCTTCGTCGTACTCAGCGATGGCTTGTTTTCTGGCTGCTGCGATCGTGTGAAAAGCGTGCCTGGCGTGGTGCAGGATTTCGCTGATGCTCTTGTAATTTTGTATCGTGCTCATCTCAGGCAGCACCGTGGAATAATTCCACGCCGGCGCAAGCGAGGAAACGCGCTACCTAGTCACGGGAAAGAATGTAGCAGTTGAGCGCTTAAAATATAGCCCCACGGATCCAGTGCCATCGTTGCGGCCTTTCGCCTGTATTGCCGAAATATAAAAACGCGGTAGCTCGTCGGCGTCAGCCGTAGGACTTTGCGGCGCCGATGTCAGAGGATCTTCAGCCGGGCGGTGCAACAGCACGATTTTGTCCGCGTCCTGCTCGATGTCGCCCGATTCGCGGAGGTCGTGAATCCGCGGCACGCGCTCGTCGCGCTCGGAATCGCGGTTCAACTGCGCAAGCACCATGACAACGCAATCATTGCGCAGCGCGAACTGCTTTAGCGCCCGCGATACGCGGCCCACACTTTGCGCCCTATTCTCGCCGCGGGCGGGTGTAGCGTCAGGCATCAGCCCGATGTAATCGACGACCACGAGCCGCGGCGGCGTCTGCCGAGCCCGCAAGACCTCGGCGCGTGCCTGCATAGTTGCCAGGCTGACATTGCCGGCGGCGACGACCTCGAGCGGAGCAGAGGAGATGCGCTGCGCTGCGTCGCGAATAGCCTGCACATCTTTCGGGTGCGTTTTCGGCGTGATTGCTCGCAGCGAGATGCCGGCGATCGTTTGCGCAAAGTTTAGCGCCAGCGTGCTGCCGATGACCTCGAGCGAAGCAAACAGCACCTGCTGGTTCTGTTTCAGCGCGACATTCAGCGCGATTTGCCTGGCGAGCGAAGACTTGCCGACACTCGGGCGCGCCGCGACGACGACCATTTCGCCGCGCTGGATCAGGCCGAAGATCCTGTCCATGTCTTGAAAGCCCCAGGACAGCGCCCCCTCGCGCATGCCGTCGCGCTCACCGGAAATGCGCGCCGTGATCTCGGCGTCAGCTTTCACGAGCGATTCCGCCCAGGATTCGTTACGCTGTTGCGCCTCGATCGCTAAGATCCTGGCACCCGCCTCGCGCACGAGATCCTCGGCCGGTTCAGATCCGGCTTCGCGGATGTTGGTCGTGATCGCGCCGGCCTCGCGCATTAGCTGCCGCAGGATCTCGCAGTGGCGCACCCGGGTAGCGAAGAATTTTGCCCGCGCTGTCGTCGGGGTGTTGCGCGCTATCGCAAGCACGTTATCGTGCGTAACCTCGAGGATGGCCTGGGTCGCTTCGCGGTCGCCCTTGGCGGCCTTTAGCTTAACCCAGACGGTCGTTTCATCAACCGGCTCGCCGGCCAGGAGCATCTTGCTGATGATGCCCCAGATGGACTGCGCGATCGGATCGACGAATGATTCCTCGCGCAACTCGAAGCCCATAGCCATGCCGACGACGCCGGCAGGATCAATGAAGGCGCAGCCCACCAGTGCGCGCTCTGCGTCCTGGTCGAATGTCGGATCTGGTTTCATGCGATCCCGAACTGGCGTTTCACATCTGGCAGATCGGCCAGGATGTCAGCCGGCTGCGATGGCTCGGCCTTTGTCGCATTCTTGATCTGCTGTCGCGTCCAGTCGTCCGCCGGCGGAGCCACGCATGCGGCCCAGTGCTTCGCCAGAGCAGGCGCGGTTAAGGCGGCGCTCGGGAACTTGCGGCCATAACGATGGGCGCGACGTTCGATCTCCGCGGGCGTTACCCCGGGCGAGGCTGCGCGGATGTCGCGAAGCGCTGCGTTCAGCGCGCCGCGGCCAGATTTCGTCAGGCTACGGGCGTCGGTTCCGGTGGCTGAACATAGAGCCTCGAAGACCAGATCTTTTGGCCTTTCTTCCGCGACGGCGTCAGCCGGCGCAATAGTGTTCCCTTCCCCTTCCCTTCCCTTCCCTTCCTTAAGGCACGCGTGATGCACGCGATCGTCACGCGTGGTCAACGCGTCAAGGTCTTCAGCGTGAGGCATTTGCGGTAACTCACTCGACCTCTCCTTATTATTGATGATCTGGTGCTTTTTCCATGTCGGAATCGCCCCAAACCACGCGTCTCTGACGCGATACTTAACGAGAAATCCACGCGTGGTCAACGCGTCGAGCACGCGTGAAAAGTCGCATTCATCGTAAGGCAGAATTTGCGCTTTTAGCCTCCTCGGTTCCCAGCGGAATCGACCCTCTCGATCTGCGGCGCACCATAGGCCGACGAATGCTATTCTGACCGGCAGCGCTGATTCCTTTTCTAAATCATGCAGACCATCGTGCATGAAAAACTCCGGCTTAATTGTTCTGATTCTCATAATAAAAGACCCCGGCGCGCCTGCGGTGAAATTTGCTCTTTGCGCTACGCACGCAGAGCAGGCACAGACGCCCGGGGAGATAGGTTGTTAGTCATTACCGGCGAATTTCACCTCGCCGATCCGAACGAAAAATTTGATCAGGCTTTCGTCAAGTTCCCCGACGAATAGTCACGAGCACACCGCCGGCCTCGCCGGGCTGCGCCCACTCCTTGCCAATCGCGAGCATGTCCACCTGCGCGTCGTCGCCCCAGAATCGCCCGTTGCGCGTGATGCGGTCGAGGACCAGCTTGGCGAGGTTGTCTAGATCTGGCTTGCTCGTGTGCGGCGCGGGTGCGCTGTCCTTTACCATACCATTTGTGCGCAAGTGTGATTTCGGCCGCTCGAAGTAAAACTGGAGGATCACCGAGCATCGACCGGCAAAAGGTTCAAGCGAATGCGTCCTGGCGATCTCGACCAGCTGCGCATCCACGGCGGTTTTCCAAGCATCTGCGGCGTCGCTATCATACATGCGCGCCACGAACTTCGCGCCCATGCGCCGAGCGAATGCCCGCGGCCTCGGCTGGCCTTTTGGATCCCCAGGAATCCAGAAACGCAACTCAGTGCTTGGATCCGGTGAGTGCACGGTAAACGCAAGATTCAGACGCATTCACTGCAGCCGCGATGTCGCGATAGGAGTAGCCGGCCACGCGCAGCCGGCGTGCCTCGGCCTTTTGTGAGGCACTTATGAAGCGCCGGCCTCGGTCCTTCGCGCAGGATCTGATCGCTCCGCCTACATCGAACGGCGTGCTGTAGCGCGGCGCATGCTTATCGAATAGGAATTCGATCCTGCGCATCGTTTCGCTGATGCTCATAGATTGATACCCTTTCTGGCCGCGATCAGCCGCGTCCGCTCAATCGGTGAAACGTACATCTTGCGCAGCTGCAGCCTGGTTATGTTTTTATAGACTTTAGCGAGTGATACGTTCTGCGCGTAGGCGACGAGCTTGGGATCGGTGCCATCCAGCACCATCTCGTTAATAGCGGCGTCGCTTGCGCGAAGGTTTCGTTTTTCCGTTTGTGTCATTGCGTGTGAAGGTGGAGTTAAACCATTCGCGATCTCGGCCGATCTCGATGCCAAGGTGAATTCCTAAAAGCAGCGCCAGCAGACCGCCGCCGCCTAATAGGATCATAGCGCTGGAGATGCTCATCGGCCAGCCTCCGCGAGCTGCGCCTTGAGCTCGGCGATGTGGCGGTCAGCGACCGACGCGAGCCGCACCAGTTGGGCATTCGCTCTAGTCAGCCGGTCGTTCGCGATTCGCAGATCCAGATTCTCCTGCTTAAGCCGGTCGATCTCGGCCTGCAGGTCGTCGATCATGATGTGATGCGTTGGCATAGTTCGTTTATTTGTGAGCGGATTTCCTCCGCTAGTTGGTCTCGGGTGATTTCGCTGCCGTACTTAACGATACGGCGGAGCTCCTGGTCGATGTCGTCGAGCAACGCCCAGGCGTCAGCAGCGTGCACTGCGCGGATATGTTCGTCGCGTTCCTCGGGTAGCTGGAATTCGAGCGTGGCTTTCATGTGTTGCCGGCTGCCTTTCTCGCCTCGCGCAGCTGCTCAGGCGTGCAGAGCTCCTCGAGTGCTGCGACGTAGTTTTCCCAGCGTTGGATGTCTTCTTTCAGTTCTTTCACGCGCCGACGCGAGCCGTCGCAACTGTAGCACCAGCATTGCGCGACACCGTTAGCATCGTAAAAGCGCCCGCAATAGTTTTGGACATGGCACTTCTCGTCGATCACGGCTGCGCCTCCTTTCGGGCTGCGTCGTGTAGCTTTGCCACTTCGTCCGCAGCCTTGGCGCACCCGTTTAGCCGCAACTCGGTCTGTGCAATGTTGAGCGCGTGGTTCAGCTCGGCGTTCTCGCGCTCTAGCTCTTGAATGGTCTCCAGAGATAGCGCCAGAGCGAGACGGTCAGCGTTTACATTCGGCTCTTTTGGCTCTTTGCGTTTCCAGAGCCCATGTTCGCGGTCTACGCAAATGTACTCATCGGTTTGTTTATTGTTGTTACTGACTAGAGAATTTAGCCGGTTACGCATAATTTCATTTTCTGTTTTAAGTTTGCCTAGCTCGGTCTGCATCCACTCGCACTCTTTGATGTACCAATCTAGGTCACGGTCATTTGGTTTTGTAGTTGGTAGATTCACGGCTGCGCCTCCTTTCGTGCGGCGTCGATGGCGGCGCGGAGTGTGCGATTTGATTTCCACGTCACCACTATTGGACCCAGCCCATCTATTTTTTCTGGAGACATCCATGTCCACGGAATTGCGTTATGATCCAACCAATCCAGCCGCTCCTTGTCTGCACGTAGCGCGGCGTTCTCCTGCTTCAGTTTTTGGAGTTGGTCGGCTGCCTTTTCCAGCTCTGGCGGCCAGCCCAATTCTTTAGCCATCTGACGTAGTTTTGTAGGGCTGCTCACGGCTGCGCCTCCTTTTGCTTCGCCCGCTCGGCGACTACCGTGGCACGTTCCGATTCGGCGATGCAGTAGAGCTGGAGGAACTCGTCCACCGCCGCCACGTCGCCCGCGTAGTACCGGCGTCCCATCTCCTCAAGGTGCCGTGCCATTTCTCGGCGCATGAACGTGAATCCTGTCCCTTGTGCCTGCCGTAGATACCTAAAACAATTCACGCGCATCCCGCGATGGTCCGGTGCAAGAATTGTGCTCACGGCTGCGCCTCCTTTCCTCGCTGTGTCATTTCGTTGATGTCACCGATATGATCGGCGCGACTTGTCTCCACCGATTTCCTCGCAGCACGCAGTTGCTCAGGTGTGCATTCGTCCTCGAGCGCGCCGACGTAGTTTTCGAACTGGACGAGGTTGGCGATCAACTCGGCAACTCGGTTGCGGCTCTCGGCTTCGTCTTGGCACCAGCATTTCGCTTTCCCCGGCCGCACGATGTGCAGCCCGCAGTCAGCGCCGAGCTTGCATCGCGACCATGAGTTTCCGCATCCATCGGAAATGTCATTCCCTTTCACTCCGCACCGCCTTTCACGTACCACGCCGGCACGCCGAGCTCGCGCACTACCGGGTCGATGTTGGGCCAGGTGTCGCTGTCTATGCACCGCTTGAGATCGCGCAGATCAGCCACGGTCTCATCTTGGCCGAGTGCCACCGCATCGTCGGTGAGCTTAAACACGGCGACGCCGAACGGCTCGCATTTCTCGACCACAATAAAAACAAAGTCGAAGACCGGCTTAGACCAGAGTTCGCTGATCAGCGGAAGATAAAATCCGGCCTGGCGATGATAACCCCAGCGAAACACGGCGCGCTCGAAGTTGCTGAACGTCTCGTCGTCCAGGCTCTCGACCGTCTTGAGATCCGCGACATAAGGCCGGCCATCGGTAATCTCGCAGCCGTCTGGATTAAACCAGTCGGTGCGGCACTGCAGCGTCAGACTGCCGCCAGTCCGCCAGGTCGCCTCGGGCACGCCCCGGGCCAGCAGCTGCTCGGCCAAGGGATTTTGGCGTACAGCGTCTGTCAGCTTTAGCACCGTCGCGGCTTCGTCTTGGTCGATGATGATCTTTCCGGCGTGGAGATCCTCGAACTGCGCCCACTTCTCCTTGCCCTCCTTCGTGCGCCGGTCGATTCCCTCGGGCTTAACCGCGTATCGCTTACCCCACTCGGCCGGCTCGAGCACCGAGCAGTGCGCCGCGGATCCGACGCGAAAGGCCGTGCTGGGCTCCTCCGCTTCGATCGTCTTGGCGATGTATCGCTTGTGGTATAGTGCCGGCCGCCGGCGGAAACACTCGAGCTTTGAGTGGGAGATCGCCGGGTTAGCGTGGTACTCGGCCGATGATTCCTGGATCATGTGGCTGCCTCCTGCTTAATGTTCGAATGCTTCCAGGCTGTTCGCCATGTGACCTTGCAGGCCCGGGCTATGTCCCCGATGGTCATCCCCTCGCGCCGCATCTGTTTCATCTGCGCACGAAGCGCTGCGCTAGTTGGCGGCCGATACGGCCCCGGCTTCCAGTCGCAGACGCGCTTGGGCTTCTCGGGTTCCTCCGCTTTCAAGTAAATCGGCGCATGCTTTCGGATCAGCGCCTCGATCGCGTCGAAGTCCATCATGGCGCCTCCTCTCGCAGATCGAGCTCGTGTAGCTTGTACGCGATCTCGGACAGAATGAGCTCGGCTGCGCTAATCGTGCGGTAGCCTTCCCAGTAGCGGCGTACCGCGATCTGATCTGCGCCCTCTGAAATGCCAGTCAGCACTTGCTGCAGCTGCTGCATGATCACGGCGCGCTCGGAGATGTCCAAGGCATCGGCGATGCTGTTTTTCTTGGCGACCATTTATGAGCCCTCCTGCAGCGGCAGCTTCGTCTGCTCAAAGTCCACGATGTCATCGCTCTCGTCCTTGAACTTCGCGGACCAGGTGAGCCGCACGGCGACCTTAGTGCTCGGCGCCATCGCGTCCCACTCGATCAGCGCGTTCACCTTGCATGTCGGCTCGACCGCGTCGGTGTCGTCCTGGAAGGAGTCCGTTGCGGCCTTGAGAATCTGCGGGTAGCGTGTCTCGAGCAGGGAGCGGAACTGCTCAACGATCGAGGACAGCACGCGCTCGCGGCGTTCGTCGGCGCTCATGATGCACCTCCGATTTGGCTAGAGAGTCCGCCAGCCACCTTGGCCTCGAGCGGCGTCACATTGATCGGCTCGGCCGGAATGTCGCGGACCTCCTCGACGGTGCGCAAACCCTTCAGCACATCGCCGAAAAGATCGCGCAAGACGTAACCCCGGGCGCGGAAGCGGAGCATGCGTTTCGGGTAGTCAGTCCACGGGCCCGACTTTCCCCAGAGCTTCGCCCTCTTTGCGTCGCCAGTCGTAAACGTTTCAATCGCCGTCTGGTCGCCTTCGCGGACTGCAGTCACCTTGTAGCCGTGCCCATCGGTCCCAGGCTCGCCGATCTCCTCCTCCTTGTAAGAGACCAGCAGCCCGGATCCGCGGACGAGCGCCAGCGCCGCGTCGCCATAGATCGCCGGCCTGCCATTGATGACCGCAGTATTCTGCAGCGCAGCCATCGGCGAGAGCCCGATCTCGGCGCCCAGCTGAATCGCCACCAGGACGGCCTCGGGCTTTTCCATCCCCCTCGGAGCGAATCCTGACGCGCAGATCGCGTTAGCGAATCGGTAAGCGTCCTCGAGGCTCGCCAGCTTAACGCCCGAATCCCCGAAGGTGATAGGCGATTTATTCGCAGTGGTCGCCTTGACCACCGCCGCGTCGTTTTCGTGTGTGTTGCTCATGATCAAAAGGGAACTTGCTCGGTTGCGTTGATGTCATCCTTGAGAACCAGCTTGCCGGCCGGCAGAGTGCCGCGGCCCTGGTGAACGATCGTGCGCGCCGCATTGCGGAGCAGCAAATCCTCGGCCCGTGGCGGGAATGGCGTGCCATCGGTGCGCAGCCGCGGCTCGGGCTCTTGCGCGTACCATTCGATCGACTTGGCTCCCAGATCCGCGAGCGGCCGGCCCTTGTTCTTACCAAAGTGCACGCAGACGGCGCCCGGGTTGTCGATGATCTCGCTCGGCGGCGGGATCACTGCCGGGCCAGATGCGGCCGGCTTAGAAGCAGCTGCGGGTGCAGCCGGCTTGGTTCCTTGCGTGAGAGCCGAGCGGATCGCCCGGATCTCGAGGATGAGCTCCTGGTATTGTTCAGTGGTCATAGTGAAATCTGTTTCTTCTTTGGTCTTCCTCCTAGTTTTCCGTTGCGCCGGTTTGCCTCCGTCTTGCGCGCTGACTTCACCCGACCGCCGAGGCGACCTAGCGCGACGGCGGCGGGATTTTTCGGTGCATCGCACTCGAAGGAAACCTGCCGGATTGCCGGCAGGGTTTCGTATGTGTGGTCGTGGTCAGGCATAAGTCAGGCGGCGCGTCCGCACTTCGGGAAGGTCGAATAAGCCTCAAGCGCAAGACGGTTTGAGCGATTGTGCAGGCGGGTTGCCGCAGCGAAGTGCGGAGCAGCGAAGCGGCAGGACGATTGCTCGCGAACGCGGATTCCTTCGCGGAACTGGCTGCGAGCGCGAGCTTCGCACTTGGCGCTCTCCTTGAAGAGATCAAGCTGAACGCTGGTCACTTCGATGATCTGCGTGTTCTCGCCCCAGATCGACTTGATCGCGGCCTCGTGCGGCTCACCCTTGAAAACGATGGCAGCGGTTCCAGCGTCGGCCTCGACGCCTTCGCCATTCGAGAAGCGGCCGTAAGGGCATTCGGCCGAGAAGTTCGTGCCGTTGAAGAAGAAGCCAGTGAGTTTGTTGCGGAGGATGTATTTTTTCATGGTCGTTGTTTTTGTTGGTTGTCGTTGTTGACGGGACCAGAGAAACCCAACCGCTTAGGATAATCAACAAAAATCTTTTGAAAAAAGCTGGGATCTTTTCCAATCAGCGCATCGCCCGGCGGACCTTGGCCGCGTAAGCATCGGTAGCCGCGAGCTTGCGGCGCCAGCCCGGGCCTGCGTTGTGCAGCCGCGCCAGGATCTCGACGTTACCCTGTCGCCACGCCTCGGGCTCGTAGCGCTTCATATAGGCGGAGGCTACCTTGATCGCGGCCTCGAGCTCGATCACTTGCTCGTAACTGCCGGCCACGCGGGAGTCCGCGAAGTAAGCCCGCGAGATCTGAAGCGGACCCAGCGAGCGCCCGCCGTCGCCTTCGACCGCGCCTAGCCGGCCGGATGTCTCGACCTGGTGAAGAGCGGCCCAGAACGACGCCGGCGGAGCCGCGTGAGCGGCAGCGGCCAAAGCGAGGAAGAGGAAGAGCCGTTTCATGATGCGACCTCCGCCTGGACCGTCTGAAGGATCGCCTGCATCGCGGAGCTCTTGAAGTGAGCCAGCGCCGCGTCGAAGTTCTGGAACGCTTTCGAGCGCTTGGTGCGACGGCTTCCAGCGTTCATGCAGACCGCCGAGATGAACGAAGGATTAACGCTAACGAAGGCTTCGGTCTTGCCGCAAGTGGCAGTGAAATAGACCGCGCCGTTGATCGCCTCTTTGCTCGTGATTTGGATTGTCATCGTGTGTGTTGGTCTCGGGCTTGATTGCCTCCGACGCACATAACTTAGCCGATCGCCATGGTGCGTGTGAAGAAAAATCTGACGATGCACGCGCAAGTTGCGCAGCGGCAGCAGCTTGGCGCGTAAGATAGTTTGACGGCGTGTCTGGCTGGTTTTGGTTTTGGAAGTTGGGTGATTTTACCCAAAACGTGCGTTTCACGCGGGTCGCCAAACCGGCGCACGGTAACTTGCTGCAATAGATTCCTTTACATGCGCACCGGGGTCTGGGCCTCGCTCCACTCTGACCTCGAGTCTGACCTTGAGTCTGACCAGCTGCGGCTGCGTGCCGCGAGATCCTCCGTCCTTTCGCGTTTAGCGCGATCGCTCGAGCGGTGCGGCGCGTGAGTCGTCAAGGATTCCTTGACAGTTTAAACGCGATTTCTCGGCTGGTTTTCGCCGGCTTATCATGCGCGGCGTGCTTCCCGTTAGCCTGGTCAATGATAGGGTACGCCCCTCCCACGATTCAGCCGCACTCGCCCCACCAATCGAGCCCGGCACCACCCGGCTGCTTCGCGTCTCACTGGCTAACGGATCCGAGACAAAGGCCGGCGAAGAACTCGCCACTGAGACATACCCCCCCCTCTTATTTTCGCGAAGCTCTGATGCCGTTAATACCCCCACCCCTTATTTACGCGGACGCACATACCCCCCGGCTTTCTTTTTACCGACACCCCGGGCGATTTGATCTGACACCCCATCAAGCCACCAGTGTGCCTGGGGTCTGTTAATGTTTCGCCCCGCTTTAGGCCGGAACATCTTGAAGCGTGCGCAGCCATCCGCCTCCGCACGGCGCAGTAACTTGGCAGCGGTCCAGTGCATGCGGCCGATGCGTGCCGCCCATTCGTCGGTCGTCAGCCATCCTGGCGGCGGGTGATCGAGCTCGTGCTGGGCCTCGACGAAGCGAGCAGCCCAGTCAGTAGGTCTTGAACTCGACCGGCGCAACGAATCGGCCGTCGATCTTGCGGATCTGGTTGAGCGTGTATGTGCCGTCATCGTGTAAGATCCCGCTGGCCCAGCCTTGGCCCCAGCGCAGTTTGCCTGTCTTCGCGTTTATGTAGTCCATGTCGCGCACGCAGAGACAGCCGATTGATCGCGCCTCGCATGGCTCGAGTGAGGGGATCGCCGTCGTCTCGATCGTGTGCGTGTGCCCAAAAATCACGTTGCGGTACACGTTCGCATGCGCCCTGGTAGCGCCGACGCCTGCGTGATAGCCGTGCACGACGCGGAGCTCGCCCAGGCGGAGCACACCAAGCGCAGCGTCATAAGGCAGCATCGTCGCCCGGCACTTGCGCATGAGGGCCTGGACGCGCTTAATGCCGTCCTGGGCGTAATCTCGCAGCAGCCCCGTCGCAGATCCCGCGAAGTGCCAGAGTCGCTCGTCGTGATTACCCCTTAAAAAATGGTTTTCTTTTCCACGTTCAAAGAAACGTGCTAAGAATTCTGACCCTTTGTCCCAGTCATCGACCAGGCTGGCAGCCTTCTCGTCATCGCTCGCACCTCGGCGCAGATTGCGGAAGTCCCAGGCATCGCCGGCATGCACGCGGATTTCTGGCTGCCAGTCCTCGAGGAAAGCGAAGAGAGCCTTCGCCACTTGCTCGTCGAGCATGTCGCCGTGCGAATCCGCGACGACGACGAACCGTTTAGATCTTGCCGCCACGGGCTTCGCGCCGCCAGCGCCAGAGCAGATAGGCGATGCCCAGCAGCGAGCCGATCATGCCGACGATCTGGTTAGCTTGTGCGACAAGAGTAGCCGAAACAGTCGGTGCGGCAGCTGCGATTATGTCGCTGGGCTTCAGATGGTTCATGATTTCTTCATTCGCACGGCCATGCGATCACCAAACCACCAGCCGATCGCGTTAAATGCGGCGAACTGGATTTCGCTGATCATGCCGGCCTGTTCTGTCTGAGTCACTTGAAAGAAGACTACGGCGACAAGCAGCAGCAGTAGCAAAGTGATTGCCGGCCGGAATAGCGTGATCACCGCTGCAGCCCAGCCTGGTGTCGAGGACGGCGCCGCGGAAGCATTCTGCGATGCCGTGAAGGCGTCCCAGGCTGCCTTGTCTGCCGCGATGCCGGCCATAACCTTTGCCTCTTCCAGCTTGCGCGAGTGCTCGCGACCAGCGCGAAATTCCTCAAAGAATCCGTTGCCGATGCGCAGCAGCACGCCGGCAGCTCCTCCGCCTAAGGCACTCGTGAGCCACTCGAGCATGTCAGCGGAAGATCGCGAGCACCGCTGCGGCCGCGATGCACGCGCAAACAAAGCACGCGACGACTAAATCACGATCCCGATGCGGGTTTTGATTCATTCGTTTTAATGCCTTCCTGCACGGCGCGGAATGCGCGCTCGAGCAGATCGTGATCGGCCCTGGTGCCGCGGAACTGCTGCAGTGCCTGGGCTAGTACTTCGAGACCTTGCTGTGGAGTTATCGTGTCCATGTCTAAACTCTTAGACCCGGGTGAGCCCGAGATTCAAGGCGATAGCGTCCAGCTGCACCTTGTCATCGTCTGCATCTGCCGGCCAGGCATTCCACTGATCCAGCGTCATGTCCACGTTGCCATTCTTGAGCATCGTGACCACCTGCTCCGTGTACGTCTCGGTGACGGTGCGCTCGCCCTGCGCGGAAACGTCGTTGCCGTCAGCATCCACGGAGGCAGGGACGTAGGCGGGATTGGCGACTTCGCGGGTCTTTTCCACGGTCTGCACATCCTGAAGCTCGTAGTAGTAGCTAGGCGGCGGGCCTAAACCGATGGAGCGCAGGTAGAGCGTGTTGGCGGTGGCAGGGTACACCTGCACGGGCGAGATGGCAGTTTGCATGGGTGAAGATTAGGTTAGCGGACGCGACGAGCGCGGAGGAATCCGTAAGCGGCAACTGTTCCTGCGGAAAAATACGAGCGAGCAATCAAGTAAATCGTGGTGGTGGACGATATTGAGACACGCCATGTTGGAGCGTCTTGAAACCAGCTATTGCTGTCACTTGAAAGACTCATTGGATTCTTGGAATATGAACCAGTAGGACCGGCTGTTCCAGAGGCGGTGGCAATGCCTTGCAAGAATTGAGTGACGGTTGCTCCGCTAGTACTGTAACCAACATTCCCATCAACATCCCAATCACCAGCAGTCAGACTTATGCTGGTGACATCGGATATTACTGTATTCGACAACGAAACTGCACTTCCGCTCTCAACTGTGCTGGTGATGATTTCACCTACATACCCAGCCGCCGCGCTGTCGTTGGTGGCCGTACCCTTGAACGTGCTGCCAGCACCGTTGGCCGTGATCTTCCCCGCAAACGTCGCGTTCTGGCTGCTGTCGAGCGTCAGGGCGGTGGTGGCTCCGTTTGTTCCAAGAAAAAGCGATCCAGATGAACTAGATGTAATCCGGGCGTATTCGGTTCCAGCTACGAAGAAACGATAAGCAGCGATTCCTCCAGTTGCAGCATTCAGTCCAATCACAGAGTTTGCGCTGCCATCTATCCTTAATTCGCCAATTCCACCACGATACAAGCTCGTATCCGTCCCAAACCCAATCCCGCCCGCGCTGGTGGTGTGGGTGGCGAGTTGGAGCATTCCATTGCCGGAATTCGTCGCAGTTCCGAGCAGGAAATTTCCGTCGATGATGCCCAAATTTACGTTGTTACGTCGAAACTGTAATGTGCCTCCGGTTGGGACATTGAGGTAGAGCGTTGTACCGTCGCTCAACAACGAGTAATTGCCTACTGCTGGAGAAGTCTGGTTAAGCCATAAGCCGGAATGGCTCGCTACGGTTGAATTGTAGTCAAGTCTGTTGCGTCCGCTGACGGTGAGGTTGCCGGCTTGATCGACTGTAAATACGTCCGTTCCTGCGCCTAGTCCGCTCGTATTGACTGCGAATTTAGATGTGCCAGCGAGACCTACGCGCACCCATCCGGGCGCAGACG